CATGAATTCTCAAATTGCAAACAAAGACAAAGAAATAACCAAACTAAAAACTGATAAAGAAAATCTAATCAATACAAATGGAAATCTTCTACAAAAAATTTCTATGGAATCAAAAGCAGAAAAAAGAGAACTAGAAAACGAACCAACAAATAAAAAACAATATTCTTTGACTAATGCGTTTGATGAAAACGGAAATTTTATATAAAAAATTTTAAAAAAGAAAGGAATGGTTTATATGCCAAAGAAAGGTTTAATTGAAAGTTTTAACTACATTCGTGAACACGGTTCTCCAGAATATCAAAGAAGTGTTCCAGAAATTAACGAAAATACTTCTATTGAAGTGTTTACTGCGCCACTTTTAGACGCACCAAAATTATTTAATGAGTTCGCGGAGAACTTAATTCAAAGAATTGTTTACACTCAATTTTTAAACAAAAGAATAAAAAATCCTCTTAAAGTGTTAGAAGGAGATTCTATTCCATTAGGTTATATGGGAGAAGAAATGTATACAAACCCTGCACTTGGAAGAGATTATGACGTTGACGACTTTGCCGGAGCTTTAAAGAAATACGAGGCTGATGTTAAAGTGCAATATCAAGGTATTAACTTTGATAAGCAGTACGTGGTTACTATTATAAGAACAAAATTAAAACAAGCTTTTGTTTCTTGGAACGCTTTAGAAGATTATATTAGTTCTTTAACACAAAGTTTAATTGACGGTTATAGAATAGATGACTATAACAATACAAAAGCTATTGTTACAAGAGCTTATTTATCTAATGCCGTTCAAATTAAGAAAATAAATCCATTAAATAGTCAAGCTAATATTAGAGCATTTACAAAATTAGCAAGGACAACATTCTTAAACTTCCAAACACCTTCTCACGAGTATAACGCTTGGAGCAAAATTGGTGGTTATGGTAGATTTATTGAAACAATGACAGACCCAGAGGACATTGTCTTTCTATTAAGAAATGACGCTCGTTCAGAATTAGACGTTGAAAGTTTGGCCGTTGCTTTTAATATTGACAAAGCTAAACTTTTAGGAAATATTTTACCTGTAAATAACTTTAATGTTTATGATAGAAAAACAGGAGAATTATTACTTGACGGGTCTAACATTCTTGGAATTGTAGCAGACAAACGTTGGTTTAGAATTAAACCTCAAGACGAATTTATGGACGACTTCAAAAACGCCAATAATCGTAGTATAAATCAATATTTTAATGTTATAAAAATGTATAACTACAGTTATTTTGCTAACGCTGTTGTTTTCTGCACAGAAGAGCCTCAAACACCTATAACAAAAATAACACCTTCTAAAACAGAGATAACATTAGGAAAAGACGAAACAGCTGAAATTATGCTAACAACAGACCCTTATCAAGCAAATTATCCAGAAATTACTGGAGAAACTTCAGACGCAACAGTTTGCACAGGGGAATTTGATTCTGAAAATCCTAGAAAATTAATTGTAACCGCAACAGGAAACGGAACAGCAACTTTAACAGTTAGTGCTGGAAATGTTTCAACAACGATTAACGTTACTGTTTCTGGTTATACGCAAGGAGAATAATACTTCAAATTGAGGTACTGCAGAAGGGGAAGACTTAAAAACTTCCCCTTAAATTATAAATGGAGGTATAATTATGGCCGTTACACCAAACACAACTATTAAACTTTTAAAAAGTCCTCTTACTTTAGATTATAAAAATCAATTAACTTTTGGAAGTAAAGAGGCACAACATAATTATTTTAATTCTCTTCCTAGTTTAGATATTACAGGAAGTTCTTATCAACGTAAAAATAGTGTTATAGAATTTCCACGGACATATTGATGATATTATTAATTATAATTATGTTATGTATCAAAATAAAAATTATGGAAACAAGTGGTTTTATGCTTTTATTACAAATATGAGATATATAACAGACTATACAACTGAAATTTCAATTCTTACAGATGTTTTCCAAACTTGGCAATTTGATATAGTATGGAAAAAATCTTTTGTCGAAAGAGAAATGATAGCAGTTAGCGACGATATTCCAGGAGCTTCAAGAACAGACGAAGGCTTGGAAATAGGCGAAACTTTTGCTCAATTAGTAACTGAAGATATCCAGTTGTCTCCGTTGTTTGTTATAGCATTTTTAGGGGATTCTTTAAACTTTAACGGAACAGACATAAGTATTCCAAGGGCGGGACTTTCAATTAATAATATTCCACTTTCAAATATTGCATTAATAATATGTGAATCTGTTAATCATTATACTGCAATGATAAATATTATAAATAACAACAATGCTGGAGATAAAATATTTACTTCTTTTACAATTCCAAAATTCGCCGTACCTTATGAATACAAAAAAATAAATGGTGCTAATATGGATTTACCATGCTGTATTTTATCAACTGGAAATTATAACACCCCTGTAACTTCTTTTAGTTTTCCAAAAGTAGACAGATTAAAAGATTATATTCCTAGAAATAAAAAATTATTATGTTACCCTTACAATTACTTTGGTTTTACTGCTTTTAACGGAAATCCTAAAATATTTAGATATGAAGATTTTTTTGGAGATTCAATTACATTTAAAAGATATTCTGAAGCTAATCCAAACCCAACAATTATTTATGCTCCAGAATATTATAATACTAATATTGAAAATCTTAAAACTGAACTTTGTATTTTAAACGGTTACCCAACTTTGGCCTCTACTGAAGATTATTTTAACACGTGGTTAGCTCAAAATTCACAAATTTTACAATTATCTATGCAACAAGAATATAATAACTATGCTGTTAATAATGTAACAGGATTCACAAATGCAGTAGCTGGGGGAGTTAGTCAAGGTATGCAAGGAGATTTTGGAGGATTAATAACTGGAGTCGTTTCAAACGCTGGAAGTTTAGCACTTAATATTACAAACCATGAGATATATCAAAAGCAAGTTTTAGCAAATGTTAATAAGCAACAACTTTTACCAGATAATCACACTCTTGGAACTTCTGCTACTATGATAGGTTACGATTTATTACAAGAGAATCTATTTACACATTATTGCATAAGAGAAGAATTCGCAAGAAGAATTGATTATTTCTTCGATATGTATGGCTATTTTGTAAAAGAATTAAAAATTCCAAACTTAAACAATAGACCAAATTGGAATTATGTAAAGACAATTGGTGCTAATTTACTTGGAAATATTCCTCAAGAAGATTTACAAACACTTAAAAATATGTTTGATTCTGGGGTTACACTTTGGCATAATAGTGCTACATTTTTAGACTATTCACAAAATAATAGATAGGAGGTGCAAATATGATAAACAGAAAATTAAGAAATTTATTAACAAAAAACTATAAAATTGAAGACCCTAATATATTAAATGACATGACTTTCGTTGATTATTTAATGAGGCTTGAACTTTTAGCACGTTCAATTTTTGACTGGAAAATTCCAAAGTCTATGAACGCACATTATTTAGAAAAAACTTTATATTTTAATGGCGAAAGTGCATTGCTAAAACACCAAGACTATGGTTATATTAATATGAAATGTGCTAGAAGTGGAGGCCTTAACCTTTACGACTACCCTACTGAACTACATTGTTATTCGCATGAGTTTAGCGTTGAGCGTTCTTTATATATTGGCTTGTTACCAGATAATAAAGAAGATGAAGAGTGTATTTTGGTTCAAAATCGTTGGGATTCAATTCCAACTTACGATTCAATTTTCCTTTTTGCTAAACGTTTAGCAGACTGCGACAGGGTTTCAGATGTTAACCTCGACAGACAACGCACGCCTTGGATTTTATTAGTTGATGAAAAGCAACGTTTAACTATTGAAAATTTAATAAATCAAGTGGCCTCTAATAAAAACGCAATTATTGGAAACAAAGGAAACTTGAATCCAGACAATTTTAAATCAATAGACTTTAGAGCGCCCTTCGTTATTGATAAAATACAAGAATATAAGCGTCAAATATGGAATGAAGTTCTTACATTTTTAGGAATTAACAATTTAGCAGATGAGAAAAAGGAAAGAATGATTCAAAGTGAAATAAACTCTAACAATGAAGTTATTAACTTAAATTTACAGTCTTTCTTCGCTCCTCGTAAACTTGCTTGCGACCAATTTAATGAAAAATTCGGACTTAAAGGCGAGAATCAAATAAGCGTAAAACTTCGTTCTGATTTACACAATGTTATTAAGGAAACTGAAAGCGTAATTTTTAAGAATAAGCAAAAAGTAGATGAAACTGAAAGCGAGGTGAATTCTGATGGGTAATTATACTCTTTCAATACGTAATATAATTAATATGCTAGGGCGTGAAACAGTCGAAAGTTGGTTCAAAGATTATGAATTGACTGACTATTTAACACCTAACCAGATTCAAAAAATTACAGAGCATGGAGTTTGGAGTAAAGACAAGCTTGCTAAAAAAATCGTTGACCACTTCTTTATGCACGAAATTGGATTCGAAACAATAGAATTATTCAAACGTTATACAAAATCTACAATGCAGGAAATTATGGAAGAAAAACTTCCTATTATATACTCTAATTCGTTAGAATATGACCCTTTGGTTAACGTTGATTTTACTGAAACTTTTGAAAGAACTGCAGAAGGAGAATCTAATTTACAAAGTAATTTACAAAATAATGGTTCAAGTTCTTCTCAAACTTCTGGAAGTTCTGAAAGTTTAGATATTCATAACATAACACCTCAAACTAATATAACAAAACAAGACCTTAACGCAGGAATCTACGCAAAAGAAGTTGACCAGTCTGAAAGTTCACAAAATGCAACAGGCCAAACTTCTTCTACTTCTTCTCAAAATGCTCAAAGTTCGCAGGGTACAAACACAACAGAACGTTATACAAGAACTCAAAGAGGAAACTCTGGTTCACTAACAACGGCTCAAGCTTTAGTTATGCAATATAGAAAATCTATATATGCAGTTGATAAAGATATTATTGAAAACTTAAATTGTCTTTTTATGGGACTATTTTAGAAAGGAGTTAAAATTATGAGTGATATTTTAAAATTAAGACCTTTTAAAAGGTTTTGCATGACAGTTGGAAATTTACCTTCAAGCTACGTTGAAAGCTTGACTTATGCTGAATTACTTTACTGGTTATGTGATTATTTAGAAAAAACTGTTATTCCTACCATTAATAATAATGCTGAAGCAGTTAAGGAAATTCAAAAATTATTCGAACAATTACAGGATTATGTTAACAATTATTTTAAAAATTTAGATGTGCAAGAAGAAATTAATAATAAATTAGACGAAATGGTAGAAAACGGAACTCTTGAAAGTATTATAAGAAATACTTTTAATACAATGCCTGTTACTGATTTACATTTAAAACATATTTTGTATAAAAATATTTCAACTAGTGATTTATATAATGGAATTCCACACACATTTTTACAAGGATTTTGTGTAATAAATAACAATATTTTATTCGCTTTAGTTGATGAACAACACAGAGACAATATTACAAGATTAGTTGAAATTAATAAAAATACTGGTGCTTTAGTTCGTGAAATATATGGAACATTTTACCACGCAAACTCAATGTCTTATAAAGAAAATACAAATGAAATATATATTGCTTATTGTAATTCATCAGTTGAAGGAAATGTTATCGCAAATAATAAAATTGGTGTTTTAGATTATGCTACATTGCAATTAGTTAGAGAAATAGAAATTTCAAATTTAGGAACTCACAGAATAAGAAGTTGTTATTATGATAATATTCACAATATATTATATTGTGCAGATACTTTTGACATTTTTGAAATTGATGAAACAAATAATTTTATTACAAATACAATTACACTTGATACAACCTCAATTGATACTACTATTACAAATCAAACTTATAAAAGATTAAAAAATATGTTTGTAGGTTTATTTGTAAATTATATGTCTGTATGGAATTTACAAGGTGATTTAATTAAAATATGTAAAATTGAACAAATACAAGAAGGATTAAAACTTGGAGAGTTAGAAGATTTTGACTTTGATAATGACGAAAACATGATAATTGGTACATCACATATTGAAAGTTCAAGGCTTGGAATAAGAACAAATGAGTTTTTAATAACAAATTTAATAAAAAATTATACTAACGCAGGAATGCCAAATTGGAACACGGGAGCAGATACAACAAAAATTACAATTTATGTTGATAACACTTCTACTGAAGACAAAGAAGACGGTTCTCAAGCATACCCTTTTAAAACTTTACAAAGAGCAATTTCTTATGCTAGATATTGGAACAAAGGAACATCTATTATATTAAAAGGTTCGCATTATGATTATACTTTTATTCAATCCGTTCATGATTTATATATTGAAGTACAAGAAAATATTAGTATTGAAAGACTTGAAATTGCATATTCAAATGTTGATATCTATCTTACTAGCGGTAAAGTTCTATCTATTGAAAAAGGTTTAAGATGTGCAAGAGCTGATGTTAGAATTGTAGGACAAGAAACTAATTATTCATTAATTAAAGCCTCAAGTGATAATAGCAACCATGCTATACATTCTTTAAATTCAAGATTATCTTTAAGACATGTTATTGTAGATAGTAATAATATTGGTAATGGTTTATGGTGTAGTTTAAGTAATGTTTTTTCTTATAAATGTAGATATATTAATTATGAAAATTATCATGCAATAGCTTCTGTTGAAACTTCAATAGTTAATCAATACGACAATGAATTTACAGTTGCTTTCAGTAATACACAACATAATATTATTGTAAATAGCGGAGCAATGGTATTTTCTCGTAGTGGTATGAAACAAAAAAATAATTATGATATTTCAACTCAAGGAAGAATATTCCCTTCTTATTCAACTCTTGAAGTTGCAGACCTTGAGAACACTCTCTGGGGTGATATATGTGACATTGATGAACATTATACACACGCAATAGTTAGTTTTATAATACCTGGAACTAATTCAATATATAAGAATGCTATTATTCCATTATTAGATGACACCGGAAATATATTTATAGATGCACAATGGGTTAATGATGAAAGAGTTTTCAATTCTGTTGCTAATTTTGAAAAAGTTAACGGTAAATTAAGACTAAAAGATAATAGAACACATTTTGTGTATTATAGTAATAACCAACACACTTATAAAAAAATACAAAGTCAAGAAGAACTTGAAGCTGTTACAAATCCTGTTGAATTTATAAGAGTTCACAGAGTATCATTTGTAATCCTCTAACATTATGTAACCTTACTCACTCCATTCGTTTTGTGCAATGTTGCTGGAAAGTTTTTCAAATTTTTTCGCAAAAAAGTCTTGACAAATTTTTAGAAGCGGTGTATAATATATTCAGAGTTAGGAGATAATATTATTAATATTGGTTAGCTCGGTTCATTATTCATTTTTGTTTTGGTTTTTCGTTCGTGTATGCCTCGAGATTCCCTCAAGCGTTGATTCGCTTGGGGGAATTTTTGGTTGGCGAAATTTGCGCAATTGTATTT